TGTTTCACACTCAACTTAGCGCCTTTTACAGTCGCCAACCACCCGCCAATACTGCAACCCATCATCCCGAAGGAATTAAACGCAGGCTATATTACGGTCCCACTAGGTCCACAGCGTTAGACTGAGGTTGTTATCATTGAGTATACCAATGGAGTTACTACAAGTGGAATACAATCCGTCCACCATTCGCTTCCATTGGCGCGCTACACACAGCTCCACCGGTACTTCGGATTAGATCAACAATTGTTCGACTAGGATGGGCGACCTTACCCAGCAGTGGAGCCGCTGGGTAGATCGATTATGCCACCCCGTCTGCCAGGAAGTAACCGCTCCCAGTTGAAAAGTTCAGGATCCACGTGCCCAGACTGGACATTGAACCATGAACCATCACACAACGGAACGGCATCCTCCCCAACATCTGTCAGCTCTCTAGGCGGTTCAATCCCACGCATGGAATCATAATAAGCTTCGAGACGCAATTGCTGATCTATCGGTAATCCCCACGTTCTTTCGAAAAAGGTCCTCGTAACCAACGAAACAGGAACAGCAGAACTCTCTTTAGTCTGCCAACTCCCATACTCATGATAATGGCGATACCCCAGCCCTGATCTATGATCAAAGCCTTTGCTCACTACATGAGAAGTGCCGCGTAATATAGCGTGGGCGAACGATTGTAAAACCGGAACACCCTGATACATGGTAGACAAACTCTCTCCCACAGCACGCATCACTGTGGCGGCTTTGGTCGGTTGATCATAATGCCGATGAGATACCAAAGACTGCTTCAGAACATGCCTGTAATCCCGAACCATAACCCACCCAGAATCCCTACAACCTCCTGTCTCTCGGTTTGCACCTACAAACGAGGCAGTTGGAAGTTCAACATAGGTTGGTTTAGAACGGCAGAAAACAACATCCTGAAGCTCCGTAGCCCTGTTCTCAAGTTTTAACTCATGTCCAAACCTTAAAAACGCGGCTTCTATCGTCGAGTTCACCAATGGTTCGTCCCTTGCCTCAATAAATAATAGACAGTCATCTCCATCGTCCAGGACATCAAACCGGATACCCAGTTCTCTGCCATAGCCGAGGATCATGCACAGCATCTGAAATACATTGCCCGATGCTGTATTGACATCGCCACTCATGCGGCAGCCTTCGCAGCAGTATTTAATACCACCGCTAGTGCGACCACGATTGCGGGTTTGCCAACCTA